AATCAATACCGATGGTTTCTGGGATGACATCCTTGATGAAGTAACAGCCTATCAGCAAGCCATTGATAACCTCCAATCACAGCAGACAGCGTTCGTTGAGAATGTGAAGAAGGTTATAGCGGCTCATGCTACCCTTGCCCCTGCTCTCAAGATGTGGCCTGCACTATGGGACTTGATACCAGAGGATACTAAGAACAAGCACAAAGAAATTGTGGAGCGTAACAAGTCTGTTCCAACTGTGGACGTAGACCTTGGCTCACTTACTGCCGCTGTAACATTCAGCAAACTTACACGATAAGGGAGAGTGTCTATGTACTACAGCAATTCCGATATCAGAACTTATGCCGATGCCGAGAAGCTATTCAAGACGGCTAGGACACCTAGCGATGGTAAACCTATCAGGACTTTCGCTAGGATACTCAAGGATGGTAATGACTATATCATTGCCGTGAAGGGGACTAACATTTGTAGGATAATTCCTGACAACACGTTGGAGTTTATTGCTGAAGTAAATACTGTACGCAACAATACGTTCACCCTCGTTGGTAATCTGCATAGTATCATACCGATTGCTCTATCCAGAGTGGCGACTGGGCGGTATCGTGTCGAGCATAGCAGTACGCTTATCGCCATGTCTCAAAATCGTTGGGTTCATATGAAGAACGACGCTCCTGAATACTTCCAAGGTATCAAGTTCGATCTAACTACTGGTCAATGCCTCAACCGCAGAGAGGATATGCTCAAGTCTGTTGATACAGACAAGCGCAAAGAGTGGCTGAGGCTACTCACAAGATGGAATCGTGGCATCAAAGTACGGATGAAGATGGGTGTATTCACTGGCCTGATAGAGAGAAGACGCATCGAAGGCGGTAGTTCTTATAGTCTAACAGAACCACTATACGATGCCATCATCGATGGGACTCACGATACTCAGCTACTCTACAACATAGTATTACAAGCATCGCCAACTTACTGGAATCAAACGACTGTAACGCCAGACGATGTGCAACGGTATATTAAGAACCTACTATCAGCCCATAGCATCTATTTCAGACAGCAGTTCGGAGTGCTACCCAAATGAGTGTGATTGTATGGGACGGCCTATCCTTAGCCGTAGATAATGGTGCAACAGACGGCTTCTCCATGTGGGAAGCCGATAAAGTATGGGTGCATAAGGGTGAGTTCCTAACTGGGACTGGTACTGTATCTACCATATTGGAGATGCGTGATTGGTATAAGAACGGTTCTAACCCGCTTCTGTTTCCGTTTGCTCAGCGTATACCTGAGTCTATGTGTAACTTTATTGTGGTGAATGAGGCAGGACTTCACCGATACGAACGAACCCATATTCCAATAGATCATGGGTTTAAGATATGTGCTTTCGGGCAGGGTAAAGACGTTGCCTATGGTGCGTTAGCGATGGGCGCAACAGCAGAACAAGCCGCAACAATCGCAAATAAGTTCTCCGTTCATTGCGGAATGGGGGTGTCAACATATGTCATGGGAGCAAGAGATGATTAAGCGTGGACGTGGACGGCCTAAGAAGATAATGCAAAAACAAGTCACATCTAAAGTGGGAGAAGCGATAGAAGCCTTTGTAAACTCACAGGATTTCGCTGATGTATTCCTGCGTGACTTGATTGGTAAAACTACCTATTCGCTACGCCAATTCGGTAACAGTCAAGACACTAAGTATTTAGCTGAGGTCACTGACTTGATCGAACTCATGTCAGAGTATGTTGCTACGCTTCCAAAACAGGAGGAACCTCTTGATTAAAAGTGTCATATGGAAGAGCGCAGAGAAGGAACGCTGCATTCAGATGCACATGAATGGTGCTACAGCAAGGGAGATTGGCATGGCTATATCACGTAGCAGGAACTCTGTGATTGGGTTCCTTAATCGTGCCGGTTATGCCAGATCAAGAGTGGTTAAGCCAAAGGTAGAGGCATTGCCAAAACCTAAAGAACGTGTAAAGTCTGCAACTGTGATTCGGATTAACCCCATAACCAAAGGGGCGTTCGTGCCGAAACCTGAACCCATATTGGTGCATTATACTGTTCCGCTTATAGAGCGTAACATGACCTATCAATGTGCTTGGATTATAGGTGAGGTGAATGGAGGGAATAGTCGGTGCTGTGGGCAGGTAATCTACAGAAAATCACTCTGCGAAGCGCATCATGACGTAGCCTATGAGCGGCAAAATCTGCGGGGAGGACGGTACTATCGGCATAAGGGCGAACGACATGCCTGACATTACAATGTGCTTGGGTGAAACCTGCCCAAAGGCGGACACCTGCTATAGGTCACCGTCTAGTGGTACTAAGCCTGACGAGACTAGACAATCATGGTTCATTCAAGAACCATATTGGCGTGACGGTAGAGGGCCAGCCGTTTGCGATGAGTATTGGCCTGTTAATAGGGAGACTAAAGATGTCAAACGTGGACAAGTTGTTGAGTGACCGTAAGAAAACACACGGTAATTTTCCAGACAATGCTCGCATAAGCCAGATGCTCAAGCAAGTGGCGCGTACAGCACCCAACTGGGACAACATGAATGACTCTCAACGTGAGTCATTTGATCTACAAGCAAGCAAGTGGGGGCGCATCCTAGCAGGTGACCATAACTTTACAGATCATTGGGATGATCTAGTTGGGTACGCTACGCTTGGTGGTACACACTCTGGCACAAGCCTAGCTACCGTAGCATCTGACATTAAGTTGTCCTTTGGTGGTATGCCTAAGGTCACCGATGTAGACGAAGCCGTACTCAAGAAAGCCTAGTTATGAACGGACAGTATCATCTCATACTCACAGTGGTCACGGCAGTTATTGCCGTGGCTATCGTCCTCGTTATTGCAACCACAAAGGGGAAGAAGTGATGGATGCCACTGAAAAGGTAGCCCAGATGATGATCCGATGCGGATTGGCAACGGGACACGGTGACACTATCGACGATTTGATTTTTGAATTGGAAAAGCAAATCAAGAATACATCGCACGCATTCAGCGATGCGCTGAAAGAAATTGAACATTTGAGGTTAGCTAACTTAGACCTTCAGATGTGGTTTGATTATGCCACAACTGAATGCGACAGGTTGCAAGCTGAAGTTTTAAAACTGCGAGAAGAACTAATGGATTTCAGCATCTCGCCTCTACTATTTGGAAGTTATGATAACTCGTAAGGAGGGATAGTGATGGATGAACAATCACTAACTTATTTAGGGGTGGCACTCGTTACTATCGGCACTCTGTACACCGCATGGCTATCAATAATTATAATGGTAAGGGAAGAACGGTTACATGGACATCGTAACAATCGACTTTGAGACGTACTACGACAGGGACTATTCCCTGTCCAAGATGACAACAGAAGCCTACATCCGTGATATGTTCTTTGAAGTTATCGGTGTGGGCGTCAAGGTGAACGACTATCCTACTGACTGGTATAGTGGGAAGGATGTAGGTAAGTTTCTTAGAAGCCTAGACTACAGAGACAAGGCTATCTTGTGCCATCATACGGCATTCGATGGGGCTATCTTGTCGTGGATGTTTGATATCAAACCTATGTTCTGGCTTGATACCCTGAGCATGGCTAGACCACTGCATAACGTCACCGTTGGAGGTTCACTCAAGGCACTGACAACTTACTATGCTTTGGGTGAGAAGGGTGATGAGGTAGTCAACGCACTAGGCAAACACCGTGAGGATTTCACACCGGAAGAACTTAATCGGTATGCTTCCTACTGTGTCAATGACGTAGAACTAACGTACAAGTTATTCCAGAAGATGAAGGTCGGCTTCCCTGCATCCGAGTTGATGATCATCGATCAGACTTTGCGTATGTATACTGAGCCTAAAGTTATTCTGAACACCCGTGTATTAGAGAACCATCTCTCCGATGTACTAAACAAGAAAACTCAACTCGTTGACAGCCTTGGGTTGACGGGTATGACCGAGGAACAGGTTAAGAAGGTGCTATCAAGTAACGATATCTTTGCAAAGTACCTACAGAACTTAGGCATCGACCCTCCGGTTAAGGTAAGCCTTGCTACTTATAAGACATCGTGGGCTTTCAGCAAAACAGATCAACCATTTATAGACTTGTTGGAGCATGAGGACGAACGGGTTCAACTTGCCGTAGCTGCTAGGCTTGGAGTGAAGTCTACAATTGAAGAGTCAAGAACCAAAAACTTATTGCAGGTTGCTAACCGTGGTGCGCTGCCGGTCATGCTCAACTATTACGGGGCGCATACAGGTAGGTTTAGCGGAGGGGACAAACTTAATCTCCAGAACCTACCGAGAAACGGGGCTATCCGTAGAGCCATCTGTGCGCCAGACGGTATGTCATTCGTATCATGTGACTCAGCGCAGATCGAAGCCCGTGTTCTTGCATGGGCGGCAGGACAGGATGATCTGGTGCAAGCGTTCCGTGAGGGGCGCGATGTATATAGTGAGTTCGCTAGTGAGGTGTACGGCAGGAAGATAACCAAAGCCGACAAGATTGAACGGTTCGTTGGTAAGACGTGCATCCTTGGGCTTGGTTATGGTATGGGAGCCGAGAAGTTCCAACGCACACTTGAGTTAGGCCAAGGCGGTATCTCTGTTAAACTTACACTGAAAGAAGCTAAGCGCCTCGTCACGCTCTACCGCGTAAAGCACCACAAGATCGTTTCGTTCTGGAACAGATGCAGTATTGCCTTACAACATATGTTGGCGAGCAAGGACGGTGAGATCACTCCTATGCTTAGGTATAACCGCGACGGCATAACACTCCCCAATAAGTTTAAGATTAAGTACCCTGCACTCAGGTCTGTGGGTAACGGTTTCGAGTACATTAGTGACGCTCGCTCCTACCGCGCAGCAATAAAGTCCCGTGTGTTAAACGGTGAGGCTACCGGGGTAACATGGACCAAGATTTACGGGGGTAAAGTTACCGAGAACATTGTGCAAGCACTGGCCCGTATCGTAGTATCAGAACAGATGGCGAAGGTTGGACAGACCTACCGCGTAGCGTTTCAGGTACACGATGAAGTCGTAATCATCTGCTCAGATGAGTACATTGAAGCCGCCAAGCAGGTCATCACTGATATAATGTCAACGCCTCCTAAGTGGGCGGCTGATCTCCCTGTCTCATGTGAGGCAGGGCATGGAAAGAATTACGGAGACGCACATTGACACGCCTTTCTCACTCTCATTCGGCTCTTGTCCTGTATGATAACTGCCCGTTGCGGTACTATTACCAACGGGTGGCTAAGGCTGTCGTCGATAAGGGTGGGGAAGCCAGTCTCTACGGTGAACGTGTACATAAGTTTCTGGAAGATAGGCTCAGGGAAAAGCAAGTACTTCCTCTGGAAGTGGAGGGGTATGATGACATGGCTCAGGCCATCGAAGAGATATCCAGAGGCGGTGAGCTGCTGGTCGAGAAGGAACTGACACTCACAGATAAGTTTACACCAACCGGATGGTTTGAACCAGACGCATGGTTCCGATCTAAACTTGACGTTCTTGTCATACGTCCTGAGTGTGCATACGTTTTGGATTGGAAAACAGGGAAGCGCAAGCCTGACTTTGCCCAGTTGGAACTGTTCGCCATGCAGGTGTTCATGCACTATCCAGAGGTGGATACTGTTAAGACTTGCTTTGTCTGGCTCAAAGAAACCAAGATGGACTCAGAGACATTCACTAGGAGCCAACTACCTGATATCACTAGCAAACTACTGAAGCGAGTAGTGCGAATCGAGAAGTCTCTTGAGTCTGAAAACTGGCCCGCAAAGCCTAGCGGTCTATGCAGGTTCTGCCCTGCCAGAAATATGTGCGACTATGCGCTAACATAACACTTGACATATACGTAAAGGAGATTACATTATGGCTACTACACCAGAAGGTCGTATCAAGGCTAAGGTGAAGGCATTATTTAATAGGTATGGCGTGTGGTATTTTA